CTTCTTTCCCTTCAATAGCACGTAACGGTACTGGCATAGATATTAAACTTGCTGACAATAGTGCTTACACAGCAATACAATCTCTTTATGACAGGTTTGGAAGCGGCAGCCCTGAAAGTGTTGTTACTGCTCCTATTGGTGCAGTTTACCACAGAACCGATGGCGGTGCAGGTACTTCATTATATGTAAAAGAAAGCGGTACTGGTAACACAGGGTGGATTGCGAAATAAAATTAAATAGGAGGCTATAAAGTTTAAAATAAAAAACATGGCAACAGTAGGAAGCAGGACGGTTGTAAGTGATGGGGCAAATTGGCTTTTAGTATCATCATTATAAAAATTAATATGTATTACTTAAACGCATATGGTCACTGGTTGGTGAGCTGGAATATCCAAAAAGGAGAAACAGTCATACGATGTATAGAAACCAGTACTGGAATAAAAAAAGAATTTGTAACATTTTAATAAAAAAAACCGATGAAAGAAACCTTAATCACCGAATCAACAAAATACGGACTTGCAGTACTGGTATTGACGGTTGTTTGTATTGTCCTTTCTTATGCAATAACAATCCTTTGGAAAGAATTGAATAAAAGAGATAAGGATAATCGGGAATTGCTAAAAGATACCACTATAGCATTAAAAGACCTTAATAACACAGTAAACGTCCTTATTCAAAAACTATAATCATTTCATTATGCCAAACGTAACAATTAGTCCGAGCAATTTTAACAAACCAGCCCCGAAGTGGTTTCGTAAGTTAAAAAAGGGAATATGCATGATCCTTATTCCTGCAGCTATTACAACACTTCAATCATGCGGAGTGGATAGTAATAAAGCTACTAAAATACAGGTATTCCTTTCAATAGGAGTAGTTGCGCTTTTTGAGTTTTTTGAAACTATGCTCGCCAATGGTGATGATTATGTAAGTAACCAAAATGAAAAGCCATGACAAACGATACTTATCCTGTTTATAAAAAAGGCATAGATCCAAAATTTCCGGCACTGATTATTATCATTTTGATTCTTTGCATCTGCCTGGCAACTTGCATTTCCTGCACCTCAGTAAAGAAGGTACAGCATAGCATCAAAGAAACCTTTAAACTTGAAACTGCAAAAAGCAAAGACAGCGGAGCAACGGTAGTGAAAGAAAGCACTACCAAGGCAAAGGAGAGCGAAGAGGCCAGTAAGGTTATTACTATCGAGTTCAATTCTCCTGATAGCGGTTTAGGTAATTTAGGAATGGGTGATGGCACCATTAATAACCTGCCGGTTGTTGCATCTGATTATGTAGGTGTTGATAGTATCAACTATGACTATGCAAACCTTTATATATCCGGCAAAACAAGGCTTATAACCAATAACCGGGCAAAGGTCCGGATAAAGCCATCTGGAGAGATTGAGCTGTCCGAAAATCCAAAGTCCATAACGATCAAAGAAAACTCTTCCAAGCAGCGATCTGACAGCTCCAATACAAAGGAAACGGCCACGGTACAGACCAAAGAAAAGGAATCCGGCACTGTTACCATTGAGAAAAAAGAAACTGCCAGGAATAAAAGCAAATGGAGCTTTAACCCCTGGTGGCTGCTTCTCCTGATTCCAATCGCTTATTTACTCAACCGAAAATTTAAATGGATATGATCATCTCAAAAAAATCACTGAACAACCTGGTATTTGAAGAAGTAACGAGCAAAGATCTTTATGAAAAAAGATACAGAGGTATTGTTGTTCCCCCGGGAGAAAGCGGCGGTACCATTGGAATAGGTTATGACCTTGGCCACTTCACCCCGGAGCAAATAGAGAAACACTGGAAGGCAGAGCTTCCTATGCCAATGATCAACATTTTAAAGATGTTTTCAGGGCATAAAGGTGACAAAGCCAGAAGGGCCGTTGCAGATAATCAGCTGGCAAAGCAGGTAAATATACCTTTCCAATCAGCCATTAATGTGTTCAGCAAAATAAGTTTGCCTGATTATGCAAGGCGTGCATTAAGTATCTATCCTGGCCTTGAAAAGCTTACTCCCGATGCTGCAGGTGCATTGGTAAGCTTGGTTTATAATCGTGGCACAGACCTGACCGGTGATCGTCGAAAGGAAATGAAAGCGATAGTACCCCTTGTAAAGAGTATGGATTTGGATAAGATATCAGACCAGTTACTATCAATGAGGCGACTTTGGAATAATGGTCTTGTTGGCCGGCGTGAAAGAGAGGCAGCCTTGGTTAAAGGTAGCAACAGGCAATATAGCCAGGATGAATTAGTTGAGATATAAGGCAATCCAACCGCCGGTTAAAACCATTATTAAACCTGTATGTTTAATGATCTTTAAATGAAGCCCGGCGGTTGGACTTCAGTTTTATAAAATGGAATATGTTGAAATAGAACCCATGTATAGAATCAAAAAATATGATCGAGGCTGGGTAGTAGAGCAAAGGAAAAGAAAATGGTGGGGTAAGGTGTACTGGGTTCATTTCATAAGCGTTTTAGGAATTGATAGCCAACCGTGGTATCATTCAACATTTGATTATGCGATGGATTCCTTAATAGAGAAGATCAAAAGGCAGGCACTTGAAAATAGTGATGCAGCAAATTAAAGATTTATAAACTCTTTCTCATAAGCAGTTAGTTTTGGTAAGCGGCCCCTGTTTCTACAGGGGCTTTTCTATATTTGCCCAATGGCAAGACCAAGGAAATATTTACCAATTACTATCCAGATTGAGAAGAATATAAAAACCGGCTTTTATGAAGGCATGGAGAATGGTATTCTTTTCCAACTCACTTTTGAGCAGCTGCAGGACTTGAAAAATTTCTTTACTGGAAGTCAGGGCTTTGAACCAAGAATTACTACATGGTATAATTCCCTGAACCGCTTTGATCAAAAGAAAGTCCGGCATCATGGTGCACCTAATCAGCCAGATGATTTCTTCCCGGATCCTGAAGCGCCTGAATAATATCACCCCGCAAATGCATTGGCCACACTTTTCAGCGTTTCATGCATCCTTTTCTTTTCACCCTTGGCATAATGCTTCATCGTTATTACTGTGCTCGTGTGGCTGTTTTGGGCCGCAGCGTTCTTAATTCCTACCAGGGCAGCTGTCTCATCAGTGTTCAAATGTTTCAGGCTGTAGAAGTCTGCAGTGATCCCAAGGCCTCCTTTTTGAACTGGGTTCTTTACATGCCTTCTCCATCTTCTGCTGATCTGGCTGGAGTCTATGGCCACAGATCTTGGAACAAGTCCTTTACCGAATAAGTAATCATCAGCGCCGGCATTCTGCATTATTTCCTCCCACAGAGGTAGGGCCAGATCCTTTATAGTTTTCATTACCTCCCGGGTTTCGTTGCCTTTTCGGATAGTTACTTTAAACTGTTGGCCAGCCAGGTCAACGTCTTTTTTCTTCAACTGCATCAATTCAGTTTCTCTGGCACCCGAGTGAAAGAAAATATGAAGGAAGCGCCAAAATGGGTAGCATTTTTTGAATAGATGATCATTTACCTTTTTGCGTTCTTCATCTGTGAGTGTCTGCCTGATTACAGCGACTTCTTTTTTCTTTTTGATATCCCTTACCGGGTTCCGGTTTACGGCCTCAACTTCTATGAGCTCTTCAAATAGGCTCATTAAATATGTCCGGTACTTATTGAACCGGGGAGCATTCCACTTTGTTTTATTAATCCCGCAGCGTTCCAGGATGAATTTTATATGCCGGCGCTCTACATCGCCTATTGTCATTTGCTGGTACTCCAGCTGGCGAATTGCTTCCTTTACATACTTCAGACAACTTTTTATATCTGTTTTGGTCTTTGGTACACAGGACTTCTTATTGAAAGCATACTCCAAGGCCTGGATGAATGGTGTATTTTGAGACACTTCACCCATTGCTGCCGGCGGGATGAATTTCTTGGTGATGGGATTATATCCTTCGGTAGTCAGGATATCCATCTCAATCCTGATCATGTTCTCGGTGGCCTGCTTTCGCTCTGCCTGGTTCTTGTACCGGTTCATACCCTTTACAAGACGGAGCATGCCTTTAGGGTACTTTTCTTTTTGCATGGGATCATAAAACCGATACTGGATCCTCCAGTCTTTTTTTACTGATGCAGTGATCCGTTTCCAGTTGCTGGGATGCACTGTGAGGTTGCTGCAGTAGCAGCCATTTGGAAGTTGTAACATACGTGACTTTTTTTAAGTGTTAACGGTAGTGTTAACTTTTAATAAAAAAGCCACAAAGCAAAGAAAGAATAAAAAGCGGTGAAACGCTTGTCAGGCTTATGTTTCACCACTTGTGATCCGGATTGGATTCGAACCAATGACCCTCAGCTTAAAAGGGAGTTGGTTGCAAAATACAAATCCTGAAACCCTTTGCCAGTGCGGCTTTCATTTTTTAGTTATCTGGTTTTTGACCTGTTTTTTGATGAAGTGTTAACGGTAAAGTTAACGGCAAATTTATTTCAAAACATATTCCTTTTGTATTCTCATCAGCTGCGCTCTTATCATCTTAATTGGGTCCACTTTCTTTTCCTCAAAGAACATAACCTGGCTTATTCCATAGATCCAGTGAATATTAATATTAAAAATCTGGCAGGTCTTTTGAATGTGGGTATGCTGAAAACCTGCCTTATTGTTACGAATCTGCGCTATACCAGTTGGGGAAATACCAATTATTTTACACCATTCTTTCTGCTCAGTGCACCGGATCTTATTATCAATGCAGTATTTCATTACTTCAAGCATACGCTGATCCCATATTGGTAGTTTCTTGGCCATTAAAAGTCAGAATTAGGTTTTGTGGAGAGGGCCTTGCCAATAGATGAGAGAATTGTTAAAACCTCTTTATCCGCTAAAATGAAATTATTTTTTACTTGAGAATAAAACTTAGCCATGAGTTTCTTACCGCTGAAAGGTCCTTTAGTACCAAAGTCCGACATTTTTCTATAATTCAATATAGTAGATTCATTGCCAGTGAAAGTGTTATCCAATCCTCTTAATTCAAACCCTGAAATACTAACCTTAGCTTTAGCATTTTTAATTTGAAAATTAATGACACAATCGTAATTCCAAAAAGTTAAAGGCATTTTTGTTCCATACATCTCGGGTAATTCAAATGGTATAGAAAAAGTCGTTTTATAAATCATATACTTGGAATCTTTATCCTCTGATTCTATAGTACTTTTCTGAGTGTGAATATCATTTACAGACCATAATTTCGCACGTCTAAATATTTCGTCTTTAGTTGTACTATCAATTACCGAAATCTGTTCATAGTAAATTTTACCATCATTTAAAGGGAAAACGCCATCTGCAGGCTCTTGACATACTGCAGTTTTATAAATAGCGAGTAGTGAAAACAACAGTAAAATTCCATTTTTCATCATCCCAATATTTTGTTAAACGAATATGTTTGTATACACAACCTATTATAAATTCTTTTTACATTACCAGCCCTAATAAACTTAACCTTATGAATATTGTAAAAAAACTGCCTACTAAGACTTACCATAAAGGGCATCTATCTCGGAAAGTAAAACTACCCTTGCTTCAGCTAACCTGCTGTTTATTTCAGATTTCGCCGTTTCCAAAGGTACTTTATTCCTCTTCGCAAGTTCCTCAGCCTGCAGATTTAGGTGTACCTGGAGCAGAACGTGGTTAGAAATATTCAACTGTAGGTTCAGATCTTCCTGATCCGCCTGGCTTATCTTAATTGATGCTGGTAAAATTTTCGACATAAGCACGTTTTATTTTTTTTGTTACAGTAGAATTCTTGGCCGGTAATATGCCGCTTGGTTGTCCATTATGGCTATTTTGGACAATTGGCAATCTGTCCAATTTTTGCAGCTGCTCTAAAGTCATAGAATAATAGCTCTCAATCAACTCCCTGTCTTCATCATCAGGATCTTTATTTCTACGCTCCCATTTGTATATCCTATCCTTGGGAATCCCAAAAAATTTACCCCAGTCAGGTACAGAGACTTTAGTGGCCTTTCTTAACCGTTTTAATTCTGCTCCAAAAGCCATTTATTAACAATTATTTTAAAAATGTGGAAAAAATATTTGTGGATATATTTGGAATTGTCCTTTTTTCCATGATATTTGCTTATCAAAGATAATAATTAAAAATAAATATCAAAATGAAATTAACTGAAACAGCTCTTCACAAAATAAATAATAAGGATACCAGACTAAAGCTGGCTATGGCTTTAGGCCTGACTGAGCAAAGTGTGATCAGGCTTATAAAGGCTAACAGCGAAAATCTTACAAAAGCCGCGGCTATGAAGGTTATAAAAGAAGAAACTGGAATGAGTGATGAAGTAATACTTGAACCCGAAACAGCCAAAACTTAATGCCCGCCACTGAAACCATATTAAACGAATTAGAATCAGCTGCGCTGGCCTCAATTAAGGCAGCCAACCTGGTTCTGGAGAAGTGTCACAAAGCAAGGAAACAGCTGAGTGGTCTTGTCAGCCGCTCAGCTGCCCGCAAGGGTGTAGATATTAAGATGGATATAGTACAAATGAAAATTAACAGGAAGAAACATTTACTTAAAAATTCTGCATAATGAAACAGATAACTAACAATCGATTTGCCATTGCGCTAATAGCAGCTGCATTAATACTGCTCTGCTCCTGCTCCACCAGGTTGCACACAGGATGGTATAAGACATCGGTGCTTAAAAAAAGAGGATACAAGGTACCGGAGAGTGCAGGTAAAGTGATTTACATCACCAGGACAAGTGATATCAGTAAAGCAAACATTGTAAAGCAGTAACCATGTTCATACTACCAACAGCGGCAAGTTTCAGGGAGTGGCAGATATGGCACTATCAAAAAAGGCTCTCTATGGCTACTGCTAAAAAAGAGATCAGTTTTTTATCATCCACTTTAAAAGGATTGATGCAATGAATACAGTAACCCAGGTACAACCTACCAACATACTAACTTTTGCCGCAGAGATAAAACAGGTACCAGAGCATAACAGCATTTGGGGAATGGTAATCAAGAGCTTTAGAGATGATTTAGGAACTAAAAAGGCAGGTGATATCGTAAAACTGATCCTGCAGTTAAAATCGCAGATCAGGGATAATGAGAGGGCAATGGAAGAGATACTTGGAACAAAATTTTTCAATTATATAAAAAACTTTCATGTATGAAAAATAAAGAAATTAAGACATGGAGACTTACCCATGTTGAGGAAAAACCGGATTACAAACAAAGCATAGAAGAGGCCAGGATAATGAGAAATGAGTGGTATATGTTTATTGCAGTGGTTGTTATTCTGTCCATACTTTCCCGTTAAAGTCGTTTTGCTTGGTTTAGGGGCGGCTCATTGTTTAGCTGCTCCTATTTTAAAAAGACTTCATACTTGAAGGGTTTAAAGGAAAAATAACGGGCCTTGTTTCTACAAGGGCCTCTTTAAAAAAGTTCATTGATTAAAATATACAGCGATGTAGAGCAGCGGTAGCTCGGAAGTCTCATAATCTTCAGGTCCCGGGTTCGAATCCCGGCATCGCAACAACATACGAGCGCCGATAAAGGCTAATTATGATTAAAATCGATTCAAGTGATGGCACTTGATGCTGGCGGGTAAGCCGCTTTAATTTAACCTACAAACCAAAATGTATGAGTGAAACCTTAACAGTAAAAAAAGAAACCAAAACAACTAAAATTACTGGCCGGTGCACTTTCCCAAATTGTAATTCTGCAGAAGATCGTGAAGGATACTGTATTGGCCATGCAAAACTGTTTGCTGGTCCAAAGGAAAAGCCAGCTCCTAAGCCAATTGCCAAGGAAAGCCCCAAACGTGCCAAGGAAAATCGTAAATACAGGAAAGAAGTTGGCAAGGACTTAGAAGCAGATCCACGCTGCCATATCAATAGCCCTGTTTGTACAGGAGTGGCAGAAGGCATGAACCACAAGCAAAAGAGATCACCCAAGAACATAAGTAAAAAGAGTAACCAGGAGCACTCCTGTAATGCATGCAACAATTATGTAGAAGCTAATCCTTTATGGGCCAAAGAAAACGGCCACCAGGTAAGCAGGTTTGCAAAGGATATAGATGCGGAGTTTTTAACTGAGGAGCAAATCGAAGCTTTACCGGAAGAGATCTACGTCGAAGGGAATGTAAAAACATTTGAGGTAGTGATCAATAATAATAAACTGTCTCCGGAAAAATCTTTAAGTGTACGGCGCCATTCAGAAACATTTATGTGGGGTAATCCAAGTGTAGGAAGCCTGCAGTTAAGCCTTGCCATTTTATTGGAATATCTACCTGCAGAGCAATCTCTTTGGTTATACAAAAAGTTTGAAAAGAAAGTTGTTTGTACCTGGCGCTTCTCCAGCTTTGAAGAAACCGTCGATTTGAAAGAAATCATCAAACAACTAATAAGTCTGAAATAAACAATTAATCAGATAAAATAACACAGTAAATGTCAAAAGCAGATTACACCCATAAATTAAAAAACGTCTCCGGCAGAAATATTCTTGTTATAGAAGACCTGAACCTGGGTAACAAGTCCGTAACCAACAGCATAGAAGAAGTGATTCGGGATATCGAGGTCATGGAACATATCAGCGCCAGGAACTACATGATAGTTTACCGGGACAGTGAAGGCAACTGGAATGGCTGGGATATCATAAAAGAAGAGTTTATCCACCTGCAGGAAGACAGCTGGTACAATGCAGTTCAAAAATACATTCAACATCAAATAAAATAATTCGTCATGTTAAAAATTGATCAAAAAACTGCAACAGAACTCTATCCAACTGCTACCGGTAAGTTCAAAACAATGCTTGAGGAAAAATTTGGAGAGATTCTCATTCCAAAGAAGATAACTGACAAAGTTAAATCCTTTGAGGACGCCTGTAAGATACTGGGCAAAGACCCCAAGAAAGAACTACCCTATGCCAAACCCGCCAATGCCAGGCAGGAGTTTGCAAACGCTGCCATAATGCTTGATATAATCTCTGAGGCTCTCTCTGAAGGTGTAATACTGGACTGGGCCAATTTAAGCCAAAAGAAATGGTGGCCATTGTTTACAGACTATAAATCGGGCTCGGGCTTCCGGTTCTGCGCTTCCGGCTGCGGTTGGGCGGATTCGGCTACGTACGGCGGGGCTCGGCTTTGCGTACCAACAAAGGAGCTGGCTAATTATTTCGGCAATCAGTTCCTCTCAATATGGAATAAATTTTTAAATCCCAATAAATAAACAATTATGTACACAGAGATCACAACAGTAGAGGAAGCTTTTAAAAGGCAGAAAGACCAAATAGATCTTTCCAAGCTTCCTGACTTATCCAGTCTGCCTGATAAATTCAGCCGTGGCATGCTTGCACTATTAAAGCTGCATGTGATTACTGAAGCAGTGAATAATGATGAACCAGGTGTTCCTGAATTCAAAGCCGATTATAATAATAAACAGCAGAAAAAGTGGGCACCATGGTATGTGGGAGGTGACGAATCGGGCTCGGGCTTCCGGTTCCACGGTTCCGTCTTCGATTGGTCGTATTCGAATTCGAGCGGCGGGGCTCGGCTTGCTTTAAAAGATCAGGAACGTGCTGATCACATGAACGAGCATTTCCAGGATCTATACAAAGAATTGTACTTGATTTTACAGTAACATTTTAGGGTGGTGTGCTGCTCAGCCCGATCAGGCTCAGGCTTCCAGTTCAACGATTCCGACAACGATTGGACGAATTCGAATACGAACAGCAGGGCTCAGCATTGCAAAGTAGTTTTTATAGCAGCACAGACCTTGCCTCTTGGCAAAAAAAGACTTAACAAAGTAAGGGCTTTGGTAGCGCTGTATGTGCGAAGAAGACCGTATAAAAGCAAAGGCATTAATGAAAAGACATAATAATTTATACGCTAAAATAATTGATCTCCCCAACCTTGAGCTGGCAGAAAAACGAGCCAGGAAAGGAAAGGGAAATCAATATGGCGTTAGATTATTCGATCGTGATCCAAAAGCAACGCTGGAGAACCTGCATGATCAATTGAAGAACAAAACCTACAAGACATCCCCATATAAAACCTTTACCATTTTTGAACCAAAGGAAAGGCAGATTTCTTCTCTTCCTTATATCGACCGGATTGTTCAGCATGCTGCCATGATCCACCTGGAACAAATATTTGTTTCATCTTTTACAGCTGATACCTACAGCAGTATAAAAGGAAGAGGTATCGGCGGCTTTAGGAGGAATTTCAGGAAGGCATTGCGTGATATCCCTGGAACAAAGTATTGCTTGAAAATTGATATCAAGAAGTTTTACCCCAGCATTACCCACAGAATATTAAAACAGCAGCTGCGCAGAAAGTTTAAAGATAATGACCTGCTTGAATTGCTGGATGGGATCATTGATAGCGCTCCGGGAGTTCCGATCGGAAATTATTTATCCCAGTACTTCGCCAATTTCTACCTGAATGGTTTTGATCATTGGTTAAAAGAAACCCTTGGAGTAAAGTATTATTTCAGGTACTGTGATGATATGAGGATCCTTTCTGACAGTAAAGAAGTGCTGCACGATATTCTTACAAAGATCAAGGAATACCTCAGCAGTAAACTATTACTTGAGGTTAAAAGCAATTACCAGGTATTCCCAGTTGAGAACACTGGAGTTGATGTAATTGGGTTTGTTTTCCACCATTACCATACCAGGCTTAGAAAGTCAATTAAACAATCATTTGCCCGGACTATGGCTAATAAGCATAGGAATCCCTTGTCTATTGCAGCTTACTGGGGATGGGCAAAGCATGCGGACACAAAACATTTAATAAAAAAATTAACAGCATGGAAACTGCAGAAACAAGCAGCATAAAAAAATTCAGTGATTTTAATATTTTATTCAAAAGAAGTTTTGAAGGGCCAAAGATGTACCCGGAAGATCTGTTAAATAAGGAGTTCACTGTTCATTTTTCAGAGATAAGGCCATCAACTAAAAAGCATGGCGAAGAATTTTTATACCTACAGATCACATTGGATGGGACTAAGCGCTTATTGTGGTCAAGTTCTAAGTATCTGATTAAAGCAGTTAAAGAAATCCCTGAGTCTGGCTTCCCATTTAATACAAAAATCATTAAGATCAACCAGCATTTTGAATTCAGATAATTATTAAAATATAAATCAACAATGAAAAAATTTATCATCAGTGCACAGGCTTTGAACAAAGCGCTCCATAAACTAAGCAATGCCGTAGTTGCAAAACCCACGCTTCCTGTTTTAGGAAGTATATGGTGCCGTGTAAAAGAAAAGGAAATTGAATTTGTAGTAACAGATCTTGAAGTTATAATACTGTACCGTGAGGAGTGTGAAACTACCGGAGGGGATTTTGAGTTTCTATTACCTTTCCAATTACTGCAAAAAATCGCGTCACTCAGTAAAAACCAGCCTCTTTTTTTCAGCCAGGAAAAAAAATGCATTAAAATAACGACTGGCACTGATGTGTATGAAATAAAGCCTGCATGTAAAATTGAAGAATTTCCGCAATTACCAACAATACCTACAAAAAAATCAATGTCTGTTGATGCTGGATTTATTGCTAAAATGACAATGGCTTTAAAGACTTTAGGAAATGATGAATTAAGGCCTGCATTTACAAATGTGTTATTAGAGCTAAGAAAAAAAGAGACCAGCATTGCGTCCACCAATGGTTCTCATCTTTTATTCAGCTACACTATGCAATTAGAGGCTCCTTTAGACATCGATTTGCTTATAAATCCTAAAGTTATTAAAACACTGGGGGACATCGAATCTGCGCACCTCTCCTGGACAGAAAAAGTAATTGCGTTTACATCAGAAACCATGACGGTTATTGCCACAAGGCTTGATTTAAAGTTTGCTAATTACCGTGCTATAATTCCGCCAGATCATCCTGGTAATCTGTTAATTAAAAAAGACGCACTTGTAGAAGCATTGAATAAATGCAATATCAATTCTAATCCATTTAAGAAAACTATTTTGCTGCTTAAAAAAGATGGTCATGTGACATTTATATCAAATGATGAAAAGGTAGGCATAGACATAAGTGTAGATGCAGAGGCTACTTACACAGGAGAAATAGAACAGGTTGCATTTGGTAGCGATAAAATGCTAAGGCTTATGCAGCAGGTAGATTATGAGAACATTGATATAGCAGTGCACAGTGAGAAGAGAGCGATCCTTTTCCGCTCTGCAGATGATGCCGGATACCTTGCTTTATTAATGCCAATGGAAGCGTAACCATGGATGGCGAAAAAGAAATTGTTGAATATGGAAGCTGTGCTGAGCATACCGATGGTGAGCTGGCCGGCGCTGTGAATGAGCAAATAAAAAAAGGATGGGTACCATGGGGATCACCATATACAACGGTTCAATATGACACACTTTTCTTTCACCAGGCAATGGTGAGATATGATGTAAAAAAAAAGTCCAAGAAGTAATGCAAAAAAGGAAATTAGATATCGGCAAGTATACTTACAATGCTCAGGGAGTTTGTGAGAACCCGGATACTGTGTTGCATTTCTATAATAAAAAAATCCTTTATGAAATAAAAGTGGCCCAATGTCATGCTGGTTGGTTAGGTGGATATTATTATGGAAAACGTGGATCAGATGTCGGGAGCGGGTTAAGTAGTGCGGGTGTATCACTTAACCACGGAGTATTTTATAACAAAGGGCTTGCTGCATTGGAAATGGCTGAAAGGGCTATGAAATATTTTACGGGCCTAAAAGGAATGAATGAGAACTCCAAAGATCTAAAACCATTACGTGATTTTATTATGTCGATGCAAAATCCAGAAGAACCGATAAGATACAGCGATGCAGATCTTGAATTCTTCAAAAGTATTATCCACAAAAAACTGGAAGGTGCCAATAAAGAACTTGAATACCTGAGAGGTCTCATTGACAAAGGAGGAAACGGTAATCAGATGGAGCTTGATCAGTTAAAGCAAATGAAAGAGCGCCAGGTAACCTTCATATCTCATTTGGGGGCTGCGATGCTCAGGATAGATGATAAAACCTATGGCATCTGCCGTGTTACAGGTAAACTGATCGACAAAGAGAGATTGACTGCAGTACCGCATGCCACCTTAAGCATAGAAGCTAAAATGGGAAGCCATCTACAACAGGATGAAATTATTAATCAACCAGCTGACACTATTTCTGCTGGTAAAACTATTAAACCAAAAAAAATGAGTACAACAAAACCTGCTGCATCTGTAGGTGAAGAATTACCTCAGAAGCAACAAAATGATGAAACAGTAACACAGTCACTGGAGAAAACATATACTGGCCATTCAAAGCTGGAGACATCAGAAGAAACAAAGGGCCGTGTGTGCCGTATCTGTGCTTGCACTGATGACAATTGCTCGATGTGTATCAAGCTTACCGGCCAACCCTGTCATTGGGTTGAAGAGAACCTCTGCAGTGCCTGTGTAGATGCAGTTCAAAATCATGGTGGCGAGAGAAAAGATTTGATCCAGGCCATCGAGCCAATAATTCCACAGGTATTTGATCCTGCTAATTTCTTCCAGCAATTATTTCCTCTCCTTGATGGTGTTCATCTTACCATCCGTGCTAAGCGGATCAATGGTGCACTTGTAGTGGAAGTATTACCCAACACTGCAGTAACAATGAAATCTGTGGAGCTTAAAGGAACGGCTGAGGAAATTGATGCTGCTTTCTTCCAGCATGTCACAGGACCGATCACAGCTGCTCAGGGATTAGCAGTTAAGGAAAAGGAAGCTACTGTAAAGCCGAAGAAAAAGAGCATACCAAAAAAAACAGCGAAGCCTGCAGTAAAAAAACAACCTGCAAAGAAAGCAGCTAAACCTGCAGTTAAGAAAGTGGCCAAACCGGTTGTGAAAAAAGCAGTGAAGCAAGTAGTAAAGAAAACGGCAAAACCAAAACCTGAAAAGAAAGCAAAAGTTGAGAAAGTAGTAAAACCAGCAGCTCCGGATCTGTTTGCAGGAGTATAAAAAATAAGTATGACACACGATCAAAAATATCTGGCCTTCTGCTTACTTTAGGGAATGTATTTAACCCGGAGCGCTGGCCAGTGGACATTGATGGAAGGGAAACAAAATCCTATCCAACGCATGACAGATGCTACAGTGGAATATTACAGGCATTTGCTGAAGAAAAAGGATAAATATGGCCGCTACTATGTCAGCCGCGATCTGGTGAGGAAAGAGAATGGCAACTGCTACATTAAAAAACAGTGGAAAAAGCAATTAAAAAATAAACCGGTCACAGGTAAAGTGGCAACATAAAATCATGGCTTTAGAAGTGAACCACATCAAAAAAAGGGAATTCAAATTTAAGAAAGGCGGTGAATGGGTAACCCTCCCAGATCCCGATCCTAAAATGACAACTGATGAAGTGTTGCAATACCACAGTAAGACCTATCCTGAGCTTACAACGGCTACGCTGGAAGAACCAAAAGTCACAGGTGATACTGCAACCTTCAATGTTAAAACGACTGTAGGAACAAAAGGGTAATTACATGAAAAAAATCAGCAAGAAAAAATGCCAGCGAAAACTATCAACCGCACAACTGCATCAAGGCTTAGGACGCATTCTCGCCGAAGAAAAAACAAACCGCAACAGAGACGCCCGGGAAGAAGAGGACCAACGCAGAACTCTCCCAAAGTCATCGCAGATTCCTTATTTGCCCTGACTTTAAAACCAAAGGGGTGGGCTGAGATTGCTAGCGTCAACCCCGATAATACAAGGGAATCAGAGAAGGAGAAAGATCTTAGGAATATGTACTCTGACCTTGTGAAGGCTTATAATCAGGGAGCAAAGCTTTGGAGGGTACCTAAGATTGTGCTCGATAGAAAAATAAATCCCATTAAAGGCAGCGCTGTGGTATTGGAAGCTTTCAAAAAAAATATTTGCCCGGAGGGATTTAACGTGAATATTGATCAGCGCAGCAGAAAAGGCAGGAGTGTTGGGTATCATTTCACTATTTACAAGGAAGATCAAACATTCTCAGAATGCTGGCACTTTTTTGAGATAAAACATGTTCTGGCCAAGCTTAAGAAAAATGATAAAAAGCTGCATGATTTCTTTATTGTTTTCCTGGCTTCATTTATAAAAAAACTTAATCTTCCAACATATTATAATTATGGTATGGATTGTGGAGCAATGTACCTGGAAGATCATTTTTATGGGCTACAGTATCGTCTGAAACAATTAAATGAACAACTTAAAAAGTCATCAAAACCCATTGAAATTGACGAAAAGTCTATTAATGAAGAAATTAAAGAACTCGAGGAGCGGGCCATTAGTATAAAATCAACAATACAGGATTACAATGAAGGCGAGGCTGCCAATACCGCTAAACTTATTAAAGCTGTAAAGGAACGAACTCCTCAATCTTTGCTGAATACATTAAAAGGTTTTCCAGCTCAAAACAAACTGGTAGGCTTTATGAAGCAGGCCTGTGAGCTAATGAAGAAAAAAGCAACACTAGCGGACTTCTGTTATGAATGTGCTGATGATGTAGACGGCGATGGGCTGCGTTTTGATATGCAGGTAGCAGTGATATGGGACTGGCACGATCATTTTTCTAAATGCCAGATGGAAGGAATTGATTCAATGGTACAAGGTGCCGGCGTGTTTTATCCAACTCTTCACGCCAGGATCGTTCCTGATAAGTTCACGCTGGATAAAAAAGCATTCATGGATAGTATAACCTGGCCAAAGAGTTTGACAGAGCTATTCATCAGATTTTTAAAAATATCAAGCAAATTAACCAACTACGATAATTAAATTTTATGAACGAGCGGACAGAGCTTTTAGGCAAAGAGTGTAAGCCAGTTTTAAACATAGTGGTGTATTGTTCAGATAAAGAACGTGGCCAGCCAGATTATTATCTGGAGAGCCATCAGATAAGCCCGGAAGGTAAAATAATGGAAGGCAAACCTTTGTTACAGAGTACCATTGCCGAAATGGTGGAGCTATTCTATGATGACCGTAAAGACCGCTCACAGATCAGCGGAGCTATTCCAGAAAATCTGCTCTCCTACTTACCCCTGCCCGGTGGAAATTTCAAACTGGTATGGTACCGACCAGCAGAAACCAGGTACATACATTTCGCACAATCATTGAGGTTGCAATCTGGAAAGGCCTCTATTCCTCCAATGATCTACGAAGTGTCAAAGAACACGCTCTCTGTTTTTGCATTAAAGATAGATGCAAGGCCTACCGAAAAAACAAAACTCTTCCGCTCACCATTTCACAACGTGGGTGATAATGGAACTGTCTGCCTTGGTAATGCTAAAGTAAAAAAGCCACTGGAGAAAACCTTTGCCAATGTTATAAAGTATTGGGAGGATCTGTTCTGGCTTTCTGAATTCTCACACTTGAATGGCGCCAGCAACCCTACAAAATCAGATCTGGGCAAACTGTGGGCAAGGATAGTAAAAAGTAAATGCCGCCTTAAATGGTCTGCATTGTCTGCAGAGCTTAAAGAAACTAAAAAGTCAATTAAAATTCTTTTGAAATGAAACTGCATTATACAGAACCTTATTTGCTTAATCCTCCCCACCAGGTTAGTGTTGATCTGGTTGGTATGGGCGGCACTGGTAGCCAGGTCCTGAGCGGGCTTGCAAGAATAAATGAGTCACTCATTGCACTTGGCCATCCGGGTATTCATGTCCGCTGCTGGGATGATGATGTTGTAACCACAGCAAACATAGGCCGGCAATTATTCAGCAATGCAGATCTTGGATTGAATAAAGCCGTGGTATTGGTAACCCGGGTGAACCGCTTTTTTGGTTATCAGTGGGAAGGAAGGACTGAGGCCTATTGTGGCCACTCTGCAAGTAATATTCTCATTACTTGTGTGGACAGCGCCAGAGCCCGTATAATGATTGGAAAGCATGTGGAGGGAAAAGAAAAGAAGCGGCATGATCCCACTGACACCAGGTATTACTGGTTGGATCTGGGTAACACTCAAAAAAGTGGCCAGTGTGTAATAGGCACAATAAGAACTGTGAAGCAACCTAACAAAAGAATACCTGGCCAGAGCACAACACAAACCCTTCCCACTGTAACAAAGAAATTCCCACAGCTGATGAAAATGTATCTCAATAAAAAAGATGACGACACCGGTCCCAGCTGCAGCCTTGCGGAAGCTTTGGAAAAGCAGGATCTGTTCATTAACAGCACACTGGCCCAGTTTGGATGTAACCTGTTATGGAAGTTACTGAGAGAAGGAGTACTCCGTTACCAAGGCTGCTATGTAAACCTTGAAGCATTCAGTGTGAACCCAATTAAAATATAAAAGCAATTCATAACAACAATTTATTAACCCCAATAAATAAAGAAAACATGAAACATAATACTAGCGATGTGGTGATATACACAACGACAGATTACTCAAAATTTTCTATGATCAGCGGTAACCGATCGCTGAATGATCAAAAAATAAAGCGCATCATTAAAGAGATAGAAGGCGGCAATGATATGCTGAAGTACTACCCTATTCAGGTTCATACTAAGGGGGCGGTATTAGAGATCCTTGATGGTCAGCACCGTTTCTTTATATCCAAAAGACTGAAGCGCCCTGTGTATTACATACTCGTTCAGGAGCAAAAAAGCATGCCAGAGATTGCTATGGTGAACAGCAACGTAGAAAAGTGGAGCTCCAATGATTATATCAATTGTTATATATCTGCAAAAAATGAAAATTATAAAAAACTACGGCAGTTTATTGATTTGTATAAGTTCAGCACAGGTGTATGCCTTAGCCTATTGAGCACTGGAACACCCGGTAAAAGCCATGGTGGAAATGCCACAATAACTGAACTTTTTCAGAAAGGGAAATTTTTAGTAAAGACATATAATGAAGCAGTTGATATAGCTGAAATGGTTAAGCGTTTTGATAAGTTTTCCAACTGGAGAGGCCGTTTATTTATTTTAGCGATATACAGGATTCGGGAAGCAGGTTTAGTTAGTATAGATGATTTGGTAACTGCATTTGAAAAGAATCCAGGCATGCTTACAGAACAGGCAAATTTCAAGGACTATATCGTTCAGCTGGAGCAAATACTAAATGTAGGTAAACATAAAAGAGTTGTAATCGCATAAAATAAAACCTGATGCCTGAAATAATATCTCAAACAGATCTTGGCTTCATCTATAACATGGCCCTAACAAAGCCTATAGTGACCATTGCCAGGATAATGGAAAGAAGCACAGAGGAAATAGAAGCTGTAGTAAAAGAATACTGTGATAACAGTGGCCTCACCTCCTACCAGGAAAGATTGCAGCAAAGAAAAGCGCTTAGACCGTCCAAACCAAAGAAATTAAAAAAGTCAAAGTCCGCAGGAGTCCGGAAACCAAAAGTTGAAACCGATATCCAGCGGCTGGCCAGGGAAAAGAAGGAGGAACGTGCTGAGAAGGCCCGCAGAAATGCAAATATTCAGGAAAAGCAAAGGAGCCTACGGGAAAGTAAAAGAGGCCCATTATTTAAAACTAAGGAAGTGGATCTTAGCCAGTTAATTTCTGTACGCCTGGATGATAAAACATTAGTCTTTGTAAAACCCGGGACTGATATCACAAAGATCAGGATAGATTATGAAGAAAAACAGCGGCTAAAAAAGAAAGGCTTGAGTACTAAACCACGTTAAAAAAACTAAAAATGACCAACCAGATAAATATACGGGAATTGCCGGTTGTACAAAAAGAGCTTATCAAGTGCGCTGAGGCAATAAAGGCATTACTGGGCTACGATGTAACCCTTGATATAAACATCAGCCATGTGAATATATCCTCTCCAGCTGCAGTGCAGCATCTTCAGTATTTAATCTGCGATGAGTTCAAGGTAAGGTGGGCAGATGTGGATGGAGAAAGCCGGGATAATACTGGAACAAAGCTGGTAGATGCCAGGCACACATTCTTTTACCTGGCCGTAAAGGTTTTAAGATTATCGACAAAGGAAGCTGGAAAACAATGTGGTGATCGGGACCATTCCACTGTGATATATGCCCGTGATAAAATAAAGGATTTTTATGAAAGTGGTGATGCATTGATAGAAAGAGTTGAAAATGTTAAACTTAAAATTCAAAGCTATTTATTACAAACAAATGGACAGTGAGCAAATACGATATGAAATTAAAACAGCAGCAGACCTTGTAGCTGATGGCACCTGGACTACAGAAGACCTGACTGCAAAAATGATGGAGATTTCCAACACAATAAACGAGACGGCTGCTGTTCATAAGGAAAGGCTGGAGAAGTTTGTGCATTACATTGAAGAGATCAGGCACCTTCAGCGTCAATATTTTGCTGGTCATAAGTATGTACTCAGTGAATCTAAAGCAAAGGAGAAGGAGTTGGATTCAAAAGTGGCCTGGTTAAAGGTAAAGGGTTATAACACCGATAGGTTTAAAGTAAAGAGCGAACAACCAAAATTATTCTAAAGTATGGGTAGGAACGTAAAGCCAGGTATATCATTTTACCGCATGGATAGCGGACACATCCTAAATAAAAAGGTGAGGCTTCTGTGTAACGAGTTTGACAGCGATGGGTATTATATCTGGAGCTGCCTGGTTGATTATGCTTACTTAAATTATGGGTATTACTTTAATCTAAACGATAAGGAGGAAGTGGAATTATTTGCATCTGAATTTTGTAAAAAGAAACCATCACTTGTGCATGAGGTAATTCGTGGGTGTATCATTCGTGGCTTATTTGATAAGTACGTGGCTGATTCGTTCAAGATCCTCACTTGCGAAATGATGCAGGAAGTGTTTTTATTCGCAACGTCTGAGAGACGTGCCAAGGGAAGCACTTTTAAAATGCAGCAAGATTGGTTACTTTTAGACTTTTCGGCAAAAATTCCGCTGAATATAGAAATAGTTCAGGGGAAAAATAAAATATTTCACCGGAACAATCCGCAAACAAAACAAGACAATACTGAAACAAGACAAGAGCTATTGGCGGGCAAAGCCGCCACACCAGAAGGAATTTTAAAAGATTCTTCTCCTAAGCAGGGCCAGGATACCGGCCGGAAAATTTTCATTCCTCCCACGCTTGATCAAGTAGCTGACTATTTCCTGAAGAAAATGCATCAGCCTGACAATCCAGGAAGCTGGATGCCCGATCAGTGTAAAAACGAATCTCTTCAGTTTTTTAATCACTACAAAGCCAATGGATGGGTACAGGGCCGTGGCAAACCGATAAAAGATTGGGAGGCAGCAGCAAGTAATTGGATCATCAATACCAAGAAAGGAACTTTCTCACCTCCTTCAGCCATTTCTCAAAACAGCTATCAGCCTCCGGCGCCATCAAGAGAGCTTCAGCAACGCACTCAAAATTCATGGGCTACAGATATAAACTACTTGTATGAGGCTTACAAGGAGGATGAAACAAAAGTGACGGTCATCAGCATAGAAAGCACCTGGTACAATCATTTGAAGAATGCCAAGCTATTTAATTTTTCAGATGACAAAGTAACTAAGATCAGGGAGCAGGCTATAAAAGAAATTAAAGCTGCCGGAATGCAAGATAATGAGCAGTTTATTACTACCTACATGAAAAAAATAGCAGTATTGGAATTATTCAAAGAATTAAAAGAACAAGGAAAGGAGGCCGTGTTCAATGGGTAGAGCAAATCCTTTCTTGAAGTTTATGGGCCCCGAGGACCACCTGCAGCACCAGTTGATCACATGGCTGGCCTGGCAGCATCCAAAGCTTAAGTACCATCACAGCCCGGATGCAGGTAAGCGGTCCCTGTTTGAGCAGTATAAGTTTAAGTACCTGGGTAGCGATAGTGGTTTTCTGGATCTGATCTTCCCGGAGCTGCTTCATGCAATAGAGCTGAAAGTAAAACCCAATAAGCCGACCCGAGAGCAGCTGGAGTGGGTTGAATATTTAAAGGGTGTAGGATGGTCCGTTGATGTGTGCTATACTTTTGAAGAGGCTGTGGCATCCATAAATGGTGCATTAAAAAAAGTTGAGGATAATTTCTATTAATTAATAAAATACTACACAATAATGAAAATTTTTGAAATCATTTACAAGGACGACGAAAAGCAATGGGTTGCGGCAAACACAAACATTGAAGCATTACAGGAAGTATTAAGCATTGAGAGTACCGATATTGACTTAATGACTGAGATAAAGGAGTTACCTGAAGAAAAGTGGGATGAGTGGAAAGTTACCAATACGGAATATGATGAAACCGATCTTGAAGATTGGGAGAGTAAAACATTTAGACAATTTTTAAACGATTGCAAAGATGCCAAAATTATTTCTGCTACGTTTTATGATAGTTAAATTGTCAGACATGCATGCCGAATATTGAACGGTGTTCGTGCTCGCCACTAATTACTGGATTTTATATTTTTTACCCATTAAATATTAAAACGATGGCAACAAAGCAAAAAACAACCCCAAAAAGCAATCCATTCGCAGCACAGAAAAAGCGCCAGTGGAACACCCTAAAAGCCGCTGTACTGAATATGTACAACGGATCTGCCCAGCTCCCTAAAAAGGTAAGGGAGTTCCTGGATGGCTTCTACCCTGCTGATAAAAACATGCAGGGGTATTTGAAAAGGACAGTATCAACAAAAAAGAAATGATCACAGAAACAGAATAGTTAAAATCCGTTTTGATAGATATAGCTGCTGATATTCAGTAAGTGGCAGGAATCAGCTTTAATGATGTACTAAAGAAAATCGTAAAGAAATGACAGACAAAGAAAGAATAGATAGTTTGATGGAGGTTCGCATTGAACTTATTGCATTATGGCCTGGTTGCCAATGGCCAATAAATACCATATTCCCTTCAAATTTTGTTGGCGATTGGGAATCATTTCCGCATCTTTTTAAAAGACTTTATTGGTGGGAAAGAAGAAAAAAATCAGAGTTTCCATCACATATAAAATATGATGATGAGGTTTTGAAAGTAAGATTATTTGGATGTTTTGATGTAATGGTTGAGAGCAAAAAATATCCATACGGGCTTCCACTTGAGTTAGTTTTACCAGCTATTAACAAAAAAATAGACTAAAAATATATTTACAAATGTTTGTTATTTACAAATATTACCTGTATCTTTATGTCTCATTAGTTCATTGAATTAGTAATAACAAAAGCGGTAGTCGCCGCAATACAAACAGGCACTCAGATTATGGAGAAAGTTTTTTTAAACGTCCTTCGTTTTAGCAAGGACTTCCCAGAGTTGGGAATCACCATCGGAATGGGTTTAGTTAACCCGATTAGAGAAGGTTGGGTTGTAAAGCTAAGAGAGCATCAAAATTTTGAAGGTCAGGACGGAATGTTTGAAGCCTTTGAAATTGCAAGCGAAACAACTCAAACCGTTTCAGGTTACAAAGATGGTAAAACTGAACTTTGGGATGTGGTTGAAATCTACGACAATGAAGAGGACGCCACAAAAGCCGGAAGAGAAAATGGTCAGATGACAATCTACCAGATTGAAACCGGAGAATTGAAATGGATTGATTAACAGCGAAGGGGGTGAAACTCCCCCTTCCTTTTAAAAATATAATTTATGGCAGCAGTAAAAATCGCACTGATCAAGAATCTGCGTTTAATATCCCAGGATGTAAGCGAGGATGTATTGTCCAAAATGGAACATGCAGCACTGGAGCACCAGCGGCACAGCAGCATTACTTTTAAGATCGTGGAGTATGATGTAAATAAAATAGTGATCCAGGCGGTTCAGGGTAAAAATGCTACGGGTATTTATCATTCTCAAAAGCGTTTGATTGAAATAGTGCATGAAACCTTTGACCGGTTCTTTAAGAAGATTCAGGTGCATGCTATACCATTTAAAGAAAGCCTGGCACAAAAGAACGTCACTCCTGCATGGATCAATAAGCAGATGCTTGACAAGGGTACCAGTTTAAAACAATTATCAGAGGATACCGGGATTGATAAAACACAGCTTAGCAGCCTGATCACTGGCGATCGGACTTTGTCGGCGCCTATGAAGGCTATGTTCTGGTATTATTTTTTGAGTAAGTAAAATAGTTTCTAACGCCGTACCCCAATACTTATTAAAAAAATAAAAAATTACCTGGACATGATATTTGGTGTAATAGAAGAGTATATATTTACGTTTAATAAATAAGCCCAGACAGTGTCAGCTGCTGGGCTTGGATTGACCGGTTAAAGATACCGGAACTGTTAACCTTAATAAAGGTTTCTTAAATTTGGCATTTAAGCCTTGTAGCTGTGGTTAGCTACATCTTGTACATGGAAAAGCAAAGACTTTACCGTTCGCACGCCTTACCCTCTTACCTTTAATAGTAATAAAGGGCGTAAAAACGATACCATCTGTGCAGTTACATGTTTTTTTGAAGTTTGTAATTATCAAAAAATAACTGTACATAATCTCCTTCAAGGTGGAGTTACCTCCTTAAGTATTGAAATACTAGGACAAAAAAACCCGGGAGCGACCCGGGTTCATAATTTTAAAAAACACTCATAACACGTTTAATGCTTACGAATAAGCAGCAACCGCACTTAACTTTTTTAGTTAACTCTTCATAAATTTTGGTTTGATAAACTGTACGAGCATATTGATAATGACAATACAAAGATAGAAATATATTTGAAAAGTCCTAAGATTAGGCTTTTGCTACATTTCTTAACAACAGTACTATTTTTATTAGTAATGTCAATATGTGGAAAAACTAATTTTCACCTACCGGACAATGGTTTTAATTTCGCTTAGCGATTTCAAAGAACGCATTTTACTATCAAACAAAAGAACATTTAAAAGTGCCCCCCCCACAGGGGCATTTTTAGTATCTGTAAAAGTATTTGTTGTACAGGAACAATAAAACTTTTAAATATTAACACCTGTGGACAAAAATGATGGAAAGTTTAGCAGATTCAAACGGGGTGGGCATTTGCTGACTTTCTCCCAAGATTTTTAAAAAAATGTTTGTTTAAAATCTTGGATATTTCATAAATACTATTATAACTCAAAAGCCCCGGTTAATACCAGGGCTTTTCTTCATGCATCTTTTGCATTAAATTAAATGTTGTCTTTATCCCTTATCCGGGGTAAAAAGTTTTTCACTGTAGTAGGCCCTCTTACCATCGCCCTGATTTCCGGCGAATGGCCAGAAGGATAAAAACAAACGATCCTTGCATAACTTATATGGTTAAGCAGCACCTGTGGCACTGAATAATCCAAACAAGCTACGTCATGGGATGTTACCACAAAAGGTTCAAAGTAAGTTACATCAGAGGCAACATACTTTACTGATCATTGTGTCTGTTCATTCTTATCCGCTTTGGCGGAGCTTACTACCAACGCAGTGCATGCAAGCATCGCAGCACTGACGAGAAACATTTTTTGTCGCATGGTAATAAAATTTGTGAGGATTAAATGTAGTAATTATTTTACAAATACAATTTATAAAATATTTATTAGCTTTGAACCATGGCGGCTTCAAAGAAAATCCAAGGAAGTACACATAAGGAAAAGCTTTTTGCTTATGCCTTTTTCAATAATGGCGGTAATGGTACAGCTGCTGCAGAAGAAGCGGGGTATGCAAAAAAATCCGCTCACGTTACTGCATCAAGGCTGCTAAACAAAGCTAATGTGAAGGCAATTCTTGTAAAGCTCCAAGAGAAACTTGAAAGTAAAGCAGTTATAACCAAAGAAAAGATAGCACAGGAATTAGCAAAGAATGGGTTTTTAGATATAAGAAGAGCTTATAATGAAAATGGTTGCTTATTACCGATCAAAGACCTTCCAGAAGATATTGCACGGTCTATCACTTCAATAAAAGTCTCGGATATTTTTGAAGGCACTGGAGAAGAAAGAACTAAAACCGGAGAATTGGTTGAAGTTAAATTTGGCAACAAAGTACCTTCATTGGCTGAATTGAATAAAATGTTTGGTTTTCATGCCCCATCTAAAGTTGCTGCAACAGATACAGATGGAAATGATGTTACTGCTCCACTCTCCGATTCCCAGGTTAGTAAAATAATCTCAGAACTACATAAGAAAAAATGACGTTACAACCGCTTGAAGCATCTTTGTTTGAAAAGCTCGCAGATGATGTTAAAGAGCTTATGCTGGCCAGCGGCGTATTTCCTGTAATAGATCCTTTCATGCAATTGTACAGTCTCCCCAAGGGTACAAACATGGTTATTTGTATCGGTGGCCGTGGTGGCGCAAAGACTTATGAAGTAAGCCGATTCTCAATGTATGACGCAACAACTAAATACAGGCGTGTTGCTATTCTCCGAGATGAGAAAGAAACAATCCGGGAGTCAATTTTAAATGAGATCTTCCTTCGATATGAGGATGCTAAAATGTACAATCATTTTAAAAAAGATTTTGAGCGGACAGAACGAGGCATAAAAAACAAAACAACTGATAATATGGTTGTTTTTACTAAGGGGTTCAGGGCCAGCAGCAACCTTAAGAGAACGAACTTAAAAGGAGTATCAGATGTTGATACAGCCATTGTGGAAGAAGCTGAGGATATCCGGGATTATTCTAAGTTCAACACATTTGTAGATTCTATAAGAACTGAGGACAAACTTATTATTATCATGCTGAATACTCCAGACATCCAGCACTGGGTTGTGAAAAGGTTTTTTAACCTGGTGCAGGTAGAGGATGGTTACTGGCAGCTTGTTCCAAAAGGAATACCTGGCGTAGTTGTTATTCAAACCTCTTACAAAGACAATATCTATCTTCCTAATCATGTAATCAAAGACTATGAAGGTTCTGGAGATGAGAACAGTCACCGGTATGATCCACATTATTACAAAACTGATATTCTTGGTTATGCAAGCTCAGGAAGAAAAGGCCAGGTACTAACTAAGATCAAACCGATATCGCTCAAGGATTATTTAGCACTTCCATACAGGGAGTATTACGGACAGGATTTCGGTACAGCGTCACCTGCAGGCTTTGTGGGGGTTAAAATTCATAAGAATACTTCATGGTGCCGACAGTTGAATTATAAGCCCATGGAAACGCTGGACATCGCAAAGATGTATTGTAAACTTAAGTTAAATATTGCTGATGAAATTACCGCAGACAATGCCGATGAGAAAGCATGGAAACGTTTAAAAAGTGGATATAGTGGCCATGAGTTAAGCGATGAAGAATTTCGTAATTATCCAATGCTTGCAGTCGGATGGAATGTAGGTCCATGTATCAAAGGAACTGACAGCGTTAACTATGGAATTGATGTTATGCGGTCAATGAATCTCTATGCAGTTCAGGAAAGCACAGATTTGTGGGATGAGATATTGAATTACATCTATGCTCAGGATAAGTACGGCAATTATACCAATGATCCCATCGATGATTACAACCATTTAATTGATCCATGGAGGTATGTTATCAACAAACATAGGGGAAAAGCAAGGGTAGGAATTACAGCAGCTTAAAATTTATTTTATCAACTCAATTAATATTTTATATATTTGTTCAACCCAATAACTTTTTACTGTTTTAAAAACAGTCACTCAAATGATACTTTCAGAAACCGACATCAGGAATATCATTGTCAACAATCCGAATAAGGCTCTTGTGGATGCTGGCAAGAAGTATAACAAAGAGATGCGTAAGCATTTTTACGGTGATATGTTGAGTACTTCACTGGAAGTTATTGAAGGTTATGAGAAAAACGCTCTTCACGCCCTGAGAGTCACCTATGCCAAATCAAATAAGGATCTCTTCAATCGTTTATCACGCCCCATTGACAAAGTATTCTCTGCAAGGGGCGGTTCTATTTATTACAATCTTCCTGATGCTGCAGAAAAGAAAGCCCGGGCCTTGGCCATGGATATTAAAGGAGGATATTCAATAAAGAAATGGATTGAAAGCTTTTGGCGCTCCCACTACCTTGATGATCCCTATGGAATAACATTTATTGAGATTGCAGAAACTCAAAAAGCGCTGCAGTTAAGATCACAAGGCAAATCCTTTGTTTACCCCACTTACAAATCAATTCAGTGTATTTACGACTATCAGCCAAATGGCTCTGGTTTGGATTATGTTGTATTCAATGTCAGCGCAGCAGAAAAGGTAGAGTATGGTTATAAGCCCGAAGACAGGATATTTAGAGTTGTTGATGATTCATACGATTATTTTGTAAAGCTCAATGAAGATGGAGGAACTCCTGCAGCTGACGGTTCTAAAATTGCCAGCATTCAGATTTTAAAGGATCACACTTTCCCCAATCTCTTCATGTACGTTCCAGGAATAATCAATTCTGATATTCCGGATCCTAATATAGAAGGCGCTCACTTAAGTTTGTTTGATGATATCCTAGAGCTAGCAAATACATTCCTGATGAAAGGAAGTATCAAATTAACCCATGAATTCTTATTTGCATTTCCAAAATACTGGCAATATGCTAATGATTGTGAAGTTTGCCAGGGAACGAAATTACACGACGGCGAAACTTGTAAATCTTGTAATGGAAGCGGCAAAAGCGGAGTATTAAAAGTAAGCGATGCATTACTCCTCACCCATCCACAGACCAAGGATGACCCTGTTATTGCTCCAAGCATTGCAGGATTCGTTTCTCCTGACAAAACTTACTATGACATTGCTACTCACGATCTTCAGCTTTTGGAAGATCTTATGAATTTTACACTATGGGGAGCAGCCGGCGCCGCCAAGGTTTCCGGAATGTCGACTGAATCATCTGGCCCCGCTCCAAAGACTGCTACTGAAATCACCACAGATATTAAACCTCAGAGTGACCGGCTTGCCCCGATCAGTGAATGTGCTGAGAAAAGACACAAATTCATTCTTGATGCAATAATCACTATTCAGATATCACAGAGCTACCAGGGCGCTTCCGTAAATTATGGCAAACGTTATATGATTGAGAGCCCCGATGCTATCTGGACGAAGTACAGTGATGCCAGGTCAAAAGGAGCAGCCATCAGTGTGCTCGACGATCTTTTACTCGAGTATTACGAAGCGAAGTATAACAGTGATCCCGTAAAACTTGCCATCCAGACCAAACTTATGAAGGTTGAGCCTTTCGTTCATATTACTGTATCACAGCTAAACGGCCTTAATGCCGGCGAACAAGATTATAAAGCAAAGCTTTATTTCAGCGAATGGTTAAGCACTCTTAACGAAGCTATAATCATTTCTTATAGTGTCGATGAATTAAGATCAAATATGTATGAAGAGACTGGTAAAAGGCAATTAGCACCAAAAGAGCAAAAATTATTACCTGCAGCATGATCTATGTAATCCCTTGCGGAACAGAAGTGACGATAAAGATGGGAAAGATTCAAGGGATTATTAGTGCAATTTCAATCAGGTACGCCGCATTTGCTTATGAAATCACCTACTATAATGACGGAGAGTATAAGACAGTGTGGTGTAACGAAAAGGAATTTACCGCCGGCATACATGAAAAACTCCCAATAGGATTCAATCAACAGTCTTAATTATAAAAAAATCAATTTATGAATGCTCTAAAAAAGAAAGCAGCTGTTAAAAAATACGCTGCTGAAAAAGAAGCCGGCAAAACAAAAGAAGAAATTTTGGAACTTTTGAATGCCGATGAAAAAGAATACGCTTCTGAAGAAGTAGTAGAAATACTGGAAGAGGTATTTGCTGAAGGTGACTCCAATAAGAACACTCCTCCCGCTAAAAAATCCAAGAAAAAAGATGATGCTGTTCATTACCAGGAATGGGATGTGCAGATCACCGGTAAAACCTATGAAAAGCTTAAGGTTTCAAGGGAAGTTGTAAAAATTACTGAGGAGGAAGCCGAAACGCTGAATCACGGTGTTTCGCAAGGTGGTAATAATTATGCTAAGATGTATTTCTTACCTGAGTAATTTATCATTCAAACTTTATTTAATGAATCCATTCATTTTATTACCTGTTGGAATTGTTAATTCTAATAAGGAAGAACAAACCGTTGAGGCAAGAATTCAACCTGATCAGATCGATTACTATTATCCTGGGTTTTTCGAAGGGTCAGTAATAGTAAATAAATCTGGCAACAGTTTTTTTACTAAGCTCCCAGTAGAAAATATTGACGCCATCCTGATTCAATATGAGAAAGAAAAGAAGTCTAAAGTGGGCAAGTTTGGCATTATGAAAATCTCAAAGTAATAATTATGGAAGCAATAGAGTTTGATCAACAGACAGTGGTTCTTGCGAAAGATCAGCCCCAATATCAGCCGTTACCGGTGCACCGTGATCCATCAATGGAAGGGGTACCGGTAACATGCTGTTTTAAGTTAAGTGCCGAAGAGATTGAAGAGATCAGTAAAACAGGATTGCTGTGGCATACCTCACTAACCTTTGGCCAGGCGCTTCAACCTATAAGAATGACTACTAAAAACCCATTTGTTTAACTAAAAAAGTATTTTATGCTTAAAAAAGAAACTATCAAAACAATTGCAGAAAAATTAAAGATAAAAGAAGCAGATCTTACAACTGCTATTACTGCAGATGCTGAAGTGGATCTGGCCATTGATGAGAATTTATCGGTTTTAACTGAGGATGAGTTATCCACGTTGAAGAAAAACAACTACAATGAAGGGAAAAAAGCTGGTCCGGAAATGGAAGTGGATAAAGTAAAAAAAGAACTGGGACTTGATTTCGCCGGTAAAACTGTTTCTGCCTTGGTAGATGCTGTTTCAAAGAAAGCAGTTGAAGATGCTAAAATTGAGCCGGACAAAAAAGTAACAGAGCTGCAGGAGAAGCTAAATAAAGCACAGGACACTGCTAAAGAGCTGCAGACAAAGCTTACTGAAAAAGAGACTGAAGTTTCCACTGCAAAAACCCAGGGCCTTATTGTAAAGGATATTCCTGCCAATACTACTCTCCCCGCTGAGAAAGTTTTGCTACTAATGAAGGCCGATGGTTACGACTATAAAAACGAAGAAAGTAAGATCGTATGGTATAAAGATGGGAAAGCTTTGATGGACAAACTGGGGAACAACCTGGCTACATCAGATGTAGCGACAGAATATGCTACTACAAATAAGTTGCTTGATGAAGCAGCTCCAGCTGGTGGCCGTGGTGGTAAAGATCAGAAACCTCCTGTTAATGTATTCTCGAAGCTTTCAGAAGTAAAAGCAAAATTCAAAGCAGAAGGTAAAAGTGAATTAGGGGATGAATTCAGGCTTGCAGTACAAGAGGCTGCAAAAGTTGAAGGCTTTGATATGAATGCGTAATACTAACTTTTCCTATAATTAATCCATGCACAAAATGCATGGATTTTTTTATGTTCACATCATGTTGATAAAATATTTTTTGGATTCATAAAATATATATTTAGTTTTACGCTCACAACCGCCCAAGATGCCGGGCAAAGCAAACGATAAGGGACAAGATGCGTTCCCGAAGATATTCTCCTCAAGATGCTGAGGTCTTAACATTTTCTAGACCCAATTAACAATGGCAAATTTTGACGTCGGTAACTTACTCACCGCACAGACGATGGTAAGCGACAAATACAAAGCACCCGAAATGCGCATTAAACCTGCACCTGCTTTCGGCCTGTTAACCTCAAACGATAATATCCTTATCGTAGGTGCGGAAACCCTTAAAACAAGAGACGACAGAGCAATTGAAGCACATTTGCTTGCCCGTACAAAAAGAACTTCAGGTTCTGCTCGTGCGGCTTCTCATACAGGTACAATTGATGATTCTCAAAAGATCACATTGACCTGGACAACCAAAAGCGACAAGTTCGCTATTTCCCTGAAGTTGCTGGATAAATCTGTTTTTGATTTCAACACAGTATTGGCAAACAAGTTTGAACAGGCTTGTATGAACATACTTGAGGACAAAGAAACAGAAGCAATCGCTTATTTAAGAGCGCAGCGTGCCACACAGCAGCCAACCGGCTTAAAAGGTGTTACCTGGGAAGATACCAATGATGCTATTGAAATTGATGCAGCTGATTTTGAAAAAAATCGCTTCTTCAGCAAGCTTCGTTCTGTTATGCGCCAGAATTATTTCGGCAACGGAATAGATGTGATCGCAGACAGCAACATTGCAGTACTGGAGGAATTCCTGAATGCTCAGGGTCCTAATAACGGTACTAACTGGGGTTATCAATTTCAGGGCCTGAACATAGCAGAAAGCGTTGAGCTTACAGACGCCAACTATGCAGGTGGTATCGTAATGGCTATGCCTTCAGGATCTGTTGGGGCTCTTAACTGGATTCCAATACAAAACCGCAAAGGCTGGGGTGATTACAACACTTATACTGGTGGTTATGGAACGTTCACTTTCATGGGCTACAAATTTGCAGTTCACGGTTATTCTGCCCGTACTGATACAAGCGCCAGCAATGGTGATACTCAGGACGTGTTAATGGAGTTTGAAGTTTCTTTGGATTCTTCATTCAACAAAGCTCCTTTGAGCTACACAACCGGCAGAACTGATTCTGTGATCATTGAATTTGCTCAGAAAAATTAATTCATCAACGCTTTAAAAATCAAAAAATAAAATGAAAAAGTTTATTTCCATGATGTTGATGAGTATATTTTTATTCGTCGCATCTTCAAAAGCCCAGTTTGGAAGCCCTTATACCTATCCAGTCGTTGCCGGGGACAGCCTGGTAACAGCAGACACGGTGTTTAAAAAAATATCTGTAACTGCAGGTTATAATCAACTGGGTATCCAGGTGAATATTAAAAAAGGTACCGGTACACTGGATGGTAAAGCTTACTTGTATACTTCTATTGATGGCAACAGGTATGTGTTAACTGATTCTGCATCGTTCTCGGCAGTGCCAACTTTTGGATCACTTAATGCCAATGGTGGGTATACGCATACAGCAATTATACAGAAAGCGGCACCGGGAGGATCCAAGTATATAATTGCGGCAACGCAAACGGGATCCTTAACAGCATCACCGGTACTGGTCAGTTTCACGTCCCGAAAGTACAATTAAAAAGTTCTTTGAATAAACAATGGCATACTCCAACGGATATGATCTCACTGCAGTGATAACAGCACTTGAAAACAGGATTGGCTTTCGTCAGCCTGTTGGTACTGGTGCACCTACTCTTACGAGTACGGTAACCACTACAAACAGCGGAAGGTACTTTCAGGACTTTCATTCACTGGTAACTGTAGAGAATATCAAGTCCACGATGGAGCAGGTAAATGCAAGCGATGCAGATCTTATCAAGAGCCTGCAGAGTTTGAGTAAGGCCGCCATCATGAGGGCATTGAATGGAGTGTTCACCCATCAGCATATTGAGCAGGTAAAGCTTTTTAAGCGCTACGGAAAAAATGATCAACTGGTAACAAACTCAGGTTTGTTTGTTGGTTATGAAATAAACGTAGCAGACCGGTCCGATATCGCTGTTCAGTTGGATGCTCTTCATGTGTACCTGGACAGTGCAGTAACATTTAATGTATACCTGTTCAAAGATGGCGACCCTACAGCAGTTTACACTATGCCTGTAACAACAGTTGCAAACAAGATCACCGAAGTGGTGGTTTCCGATAAGATCATTGGCCGGGGTAAATACTACCTCGGCTATTTTCAAAATGATCTTAGCACAGCTAAAGCTTACATGGAGCAGTTAGGATGTAAAAACCCTACTTGCGCTTTTAGAGCCGAAGCAATGCAAGCCGCTTCAACCGGGGCAACAACATTTAACCGGGATGGTATTTCATATCAGGCACAGCCTTTTGGATTAAATGTAGAGATGAGTTCTTTTAAAGATCACACTCAGCAGATAAAAAGAAAAGCTGCCTCCTTTGATGAGTTGCTCGGTTTAACCATGGCATACATGGTTATTGAACAGGTGATCTATGCAGCCAGAAGTAATTCCACTGAAAGGATCCTTAAAGACCAGTTGGATAAAATTGGAATTCAGCTGGATCTTAATGGAACAGCTCCGATCAGTGACAGTCCGCAGATAATGGGATTAAAGCAAAGAATTGAAAGAGAAACCACTTCGGTTCAACTTTCTTTTTATCCAAAGCAAAACATGCAAAAAGTTTCATTATGCTGATCCAAAAAACAGGTCCTGTAGGTATAGACGCCCTGATTCAGGATATGCAAACACAAATGCATGACGCATTGCTTCTAAAATGGAGCATTGCTACCGATGATTATAAAGCATATGGCCGTTGCGACAGGAATAAAACAACCAATGGTTACATCGCAGAATATTATATAGGGAGCAAAGAGTATAAAGAAGTTTTCTGGGATGATAGCCTGACAATGCTCAGCTTTTATGGTACAGATGCAAAGGTTGATTACGCTCAGGGTGAAACCATCAATATTCACCAGGTGTTTTTTATAAACATTACAAAAGTAAAGCCATCAATATTGCACCGGGGCGATGAAGAAGTAAAGGCTGATATTATTTCAACAGTAAAACAGGGAGCTTATGCTTTATCCCTAGTTGGATTTGAGCAATATTCTGAAAATGCACTTAGGGAATATCCCGGGAGTCGGAGAGACAAAAGATTAATAGCGGTTGATATGCAACCAATGATGTGTTTCAGATTAAATTTTAAGCTACTCTACGATATAGATCAAAATTGTAAACCGTTCACAAACATTTAAAAAAAAATTATCATGGCAGACATAATTCAAATTCCATCCTGCGGAGGTACAACCGGCACCTTCAATTCAGGCATCCCTTTATGCGATGTTCTTAAGGATATACCAATGGGAGTCATTGGGCTTGATGCCGGTGTGGGCTTCAGTGCAGCTGAAAGAGCAGACCTTACCACTTTTGTTGCTGCATTAAGAACAAAAACATTGGCAGCTCGTGGAAGCAGGGCCTATCCTTTCTGGAAGCTTACCAATTTTGAGGATAAGAGTAAAGAACCAACCAAGGCTGCTTTAGGCAACCTTACTAATGGTGAAGCAACTGTAATTGACGGTATTCCTGCTTTCTCATTTCAACACAGGGTTGGTGAGATCTTCCATAATAAATTACTGCAGGCACAAAATGCCGGGTTAACCTGGATCATTGTTGACAAAAAGTACAATTGTTATGGAACATTGGATGGAACCAAATTCCGTGGTTATTCTTTGTCCGAGTTCTATGTTGGATTAAGCAAATTTGGCAACGCAAGTTCCTTTTCAGTTTATCCATTTGACATGGTTTTAGCTGACCAGTCAGAGTACAAAGAAAATGGCCGTTTTGTGCAGGCAGATTCTACAATAGTAGCGATAACAGGTCTTCGTGATGTTGTTTTAGCAGCTACTGTTGCCGGAAGTGTTTTATCTGTTTCATTAACCGGTCTTGGAGGTGTAAACCTTACAGACAGTTATGCTACTGAACTTGCACAGGCAGGAGCATGGGCTGTTAAAAATGCTGGTGGTACTGCAGCAACTGTTAGTCCTGTTTATAACAGTACTACAAAGAAAATGGACCTTACTTTATCAGGTGCAGCATGGACAGGTGCAGCTTCCTCAGATCCGTTTACAGTCAACCTGGTTACACCTGCTGCATTGTATGCTTTAGGAACTCCAATGTATGGATTTGAAAGCACCGGCACTTTTGCGTTTTTGAAACCTTAATTATTCATTTTTTTAAAATATAGTTATGGAATCATTGATTATTGATAATGCAGGCTTTGATATAAATGCTATGTCCAAAATGAAGGAAGCAGAATTTGTAAAACTTCATTTAGAAAACAAAGCCATTGCATACGGATTACCTGAAGAAGAAAGGGTTCAATGGCTTAAGGCCGCTCATAAAAGTATTTTGGAAGCTGCTGGCCAGTCAAAGGCAGAACCAAAGGAAAAAAATAAGGAGCTGCCTCAATAGCAGCTCCCCATTTTAGTATGGTAACGGTCAAAGCTCTATACGATCGGATTGGTAAAGTTGATATAAATAAGATTTCAACTGACTTACTTACAGAAACAATTGACGTTTACGGAGAAATAAACCTGAGTCAATTATATGATGGTAAAACACGGACAGGGGAAAATCTGAGTCCAACCTACCTTGAAGATCCTTATTTCAAAACTTATGAACAGGCTGTTGCATATTCAGATTGGAAAGATAGAATAACTCCAAATCCAAAGAGAACCCGGTTTGTTCCCAATTTGATCATTAATGGTTATTACTATTCCAGCAGGAAGATAAAGGTTGAAGGTGACAAGATCATTTATTCTTCTGAATACATTGAACAGGAAATTGTTGATAAGTATGGGGAGGAGATAAATGGCTTAGGAGGAGAGTATAGAGATGAGTTCTTATTTGTTTATTTATATCCTGGGCTAAAAGTTATGATAACTGCAGCAACAGGATTGTCGTTTAACAAAAAATAGTCATGAGCGGTTGTATAGGCTGTAACCAGTCAATAATTGAACAAAAATCGAATGATGAAAAAACTATTCAACTGGCTAAAGACAAAGCTAAAGCGGAAAGTAAAACGATTGGATTATACAGAGACGCCGATGGAACTCTCTGCATTGCCCCTGGATCTGGATACCCCATTATTATTTTCATTACACCGAAACTGCAAAACCCTTAGCATTGCCCTTTTTAAAGAGGCTTATTGCAATAATAACCTTTCTGTACTTATTATCTCCGGAACTCCGCCAGACAATGAAATATTAGATGCCTGGAACGAAATTATTTTTGAGTATAGCAGCCTTTTCAAATCTGAAGAAGGTGATTATTTGTTTGAGCTGGCACAAAGAATCGGGTTGTTAAAACATGAAATTGCTTATGTTGAATATGCCGTAATGCTACTCCGCATAAAGTATGATCAGGATATCATCGATGAATTAAACAGGCTTGGGTACGGAGGGGAGTATAACTGGGAAGATCAGGAAAGCTTCCAGAAGCAACTGAACCGGGTTATTTCTATTTGCAAAACAAATGTCTTTGATGTAAAGCAATTAAGCGACGAATACGATCGCCTCAATAAAACCACTAAGGGAAAAAAACTCAATGAAGAAGAATTTACACGAAATGTATTGATGCTGGGTAAGTACCAGCATTATTATTTAGATGAGGCTAACACCTCTGTTTTTCAATATGCAATGATTATGAATAATTACCTGGCTGAAATGAAAGTTCGCCGGGAAAAAGTAACAGAAGATGCCTAACGAAGAAAGAATTGATAGTATACTCGACAGATCGGCAATTGAAAAGGAATTACAATTTCTTTCAACGAATCTTGCTGCATTATCTGAGACAATAAAATCATTTCCTGCAATTAAAACCAATATTGAAGGTGCATCCAATGTGAAGGAGTTATCCAAAGCGCAGATACAATATGCTGAATCATTAAAAGCAGTGGAGCAGTTGGTAAAGCAACGTTTTGCAAGCGAAGCGAAACTGGCCACGGCGCAGAGTAGTTATGCTAAAGCAATTGCAGCTAACAGGGCTGAGCTTCAAAAAAACAATGCAGAGTTAAAAACTCAGGCACAATATGAAGCAGCAAGCACTGGAAGTATTGATAAAGCCCGGGCAGCGATTAAAAACCTGACTGCAGAGAGAAATAAACTTAATCTATACACAGATGAGGGAAGAGAGAAGCAAGCGAAGCTCAATGAGCAAATAGATAAGTATAATAACTTCATTAAAAAATCTGTCTCTCTTTTAGAGCAACAAAAAATAAATGTTGGTAACTACGCCGGATCTCTTGCTAAGCCATTTGAATCTCTGCAGAGAACTCTCGATAAATTAAAATCCGGTGGTCTTCCAAGTTTTGCACCAACCGGTAATCCTGCCACTGATCAGGGCCGACAGGCTACTGCCAGGCAATTACAAAGTGACCTGGATAAGGTTTTTGTAAAAGCAAGTCGCGAAGGAGCAAATGCTCAGCAACAGGTAAAACAGTTGGAAGTGGCATTTCAAAAACTTTCTCTTGCAGCAGATCCTGCCGATAAGGAAATGCGGGCCTTTCTTACAAAATTTAAACAGGAAGTTGGTGAAGCAAAAGATGCTGTTAATGATTTGCGGGATGAAATAAAACTCAGCGCTTCTGATACAAAAGGAATAGATAATGTCATTGGGTCCCTTAATGCTCTTGCCGGCATTGCGCAGGGAGCAGCTGGAGCTTATGCCCTCTTTGGAGCTAGCGAAGAAGATGCGGCTAAAGTAACCAGTAAACTCATAGCTGTGCAAGGCATAGCTAACAGTATTCAGCAGGTAAGCCAAGAACTCACCAAAAAGGGCACTATCGCCAATAAAATTTATGAAGCGAGCCTTAAAACCATGTCCACAATATTTGACAGTACGGCCACTGCAGGCGCAAGACTAAGGGCTGTATTAACTACTTTAGGTGTAGGTGCTGTAATTGTTGGTATAGGGTTATTAATAAATTATTTCAGTAAAGCAAATGACACTTTTGATGCCACAAAAGAAGCGATGAATGGCGCCAAAGACGCTTTTGCTGAAGCCAGTAAAACAGTTTTTGAGCTTAGGCAAAATATTGACCTAGCCAGAAAAGGCTTTATTGATAAGGAAGCTGTGGTAAAGCAGTATAATGAAACTATGGGTAAAACCGCGGGAACGGTTACAACACTCGACGAAGCTGAGCAGAAAGTAGTTGAGAAAGGTCCGGCATATATCCGTTTTATGTTTTTAAAGGCACAGGCAAATTATGCACTTGCTCAAGCCGCACAAATTGCAGCGGAAGCCCAAGTCGCTGCAGCTAATTCGCAGGAGAGAATCGCAAAAGCGGGTAATGCAAAAATTAAAATTGGGGATTTTCTTGGAATTGGCGGTACAACTATAAATGTAGCAGATCAGTTAAGGAAGCAGGCTAATGAAGAGCTTGATGTACTTACTCAAAAAGGTATTGCTTATGCAAAGGTGTTCCAGAATCTTCAAAATCAACTTACTGACATCGCTGTTAGTAACAAATTTAATTTGTTGCCCACTGATGATCCCAAAAAAGAAAGTAACCCAGCTAAAAAACAGACAGCTCAATTAAAGCAACTCATTGATGAGCAGTTTGAATTATACAAAATATATCAGCAGCGCCTTATTAAAACACTCAGAGAGACTGTAGATGACGAAAAGCAAACTCTTGATGAGCGCCTGAGTGCACTTGCATTATTCACCAGCGAAAGCCAGCAGTTACGCAGGAAAGAATTGGATAATGAGTTAAGGATCCTGGAGGAGAAAAAAAGAGGGAAATCTAAGCAAGAGCAAGGCGAAATTGAAAAAGAGATAAATATTGCAGTGGCCAAGGCTTTAGATGATCGCAAGCAACTTTATATTGATTTTGAAAAGGAGAAAACTAAACTGCAGGAAGACGGAGCTAAGAAAAGCGAAAGGACATTTACTCTGGCCACTAATCAACTTGCAGGAATTGTAACTTCTGCAAGTGAAAAAGAACTTGAACTAATAAAGCAGGCGCATGAAGATAAATTAACTGCAGAGCGGGCTTATCATGATCGATTAAAGGCATTTTATAAAGAAACCTATTCAGCAATAAAAGATATTGTTGACCAAATATTCCAACAGCAGATTGAACGAGCTGATAAAGCAGAGCAAGATGTTGACGAACGCCTTAATCGTCGCAGGGATCTGATTAATAGCAGCGGCCTTTCTGATACCGAAAAAATAAAGCAGGTTGCCCAGGCAGAAAAAGCAGCCTTTATTGAAAAGGAACAGATTGAACGTAAGAAAGAGCAACTTGAAAAAAGACGAAAGCTAATAGCTAAACTTGCAGGATCTGCGGAAATAATTGCAGAAACTTCAAAAACTGTTTTTACACTTGTCGCGGATGTTGCAAAGGCTAAAGCGCAGGCTGCTTTATTAGCAGCCAATCCATTTACTGCAGCGTATGCACCATTTGCAATAGCTGCAGCAGCTTCTATTGCTTCTCAGATCCCACTAGTAATTGCAGGCGGTGCCTTCCAACTCGCAAAACTCAACTTTTTCAGAAAAGGAACTCAGAGTGCTCCCAAAGGGCCAGCTGTGGTTGGTGAAGATGGATCAGAGTTAATGATCGATACATCCGGAAGAATGTCATTAAGTCCAAACAAACCAACCTTAATGGATCTTGCCGGAGGTGAAAGGATATTTCCAGCGAATCTTACCAGGGATATTTTGCAGGCAATTAACTACACGATATCAAATCCTATGCAGCTGGCCAACAAATCACAGAACGGTGAAAACGAAAATACCAAACTGCAAAAGGAGATCATCAGCAACCTGCAGGCAATTAAAGATAAGACCGGGATTATTATAAATAACCAGATCGGGATTGAGACAACGGCTTATTATAAAAAACACATGAAAGGGTAATGGCAAGGAAAATATTTTTAAACTGGCTCTTCAGCCAAGAGAAAAAACCGCTCTACATAGACAGTACGAGCGGCTTTGTGCTGGAAGGGAATACCACCTGGCAGAAACCCGATGGCCAGCCAGCTTGCCTTAAACACGATCCTGTTGGCTGGAAAGATGCATTAGTGAAATATGCAAGGAACGATAAATCAATGGGCCTGTTCAGGAGTATGACCGTTGCAATGAAATTTCCAGCTGATGGTGCTAAGATCCTCCGGAACCGAATGTGGATGTTTGGCATTGAGTGTATATGCTATTTCGGAATGAGTAAACTTGACCGGCTAAACTTCCCTCCTACTTATAAGAGCTGGTATATGTGTGAAATTGATTTTACAAAATACCGCCAGGTAAAAGGATCTGTAATTGTCAATGCAATGGAAGGTGGTCCTACAAAGTATCTTAAAGCAAATGAGAATACGCAATACGAAATTGGATTAAGTAGTGACACTGAGGTAAAAAAAGCATACCTGGACGGACAGGATTTTGAGTACAATGCCGAGTTTAATATTTTCCGTGATAGTACAAACATTGCATCACCGCAGGATTTTGAGCAGCATCTACCTGAACTATTTTTAAGTAATGTAGAGGCCGGAAGCTATGGTACCCTTCAGCCGGTTACGATGACGCTTGTTGATAATGTAAACAGCAACATCCGGGCTACAGGTATGTATTTTGTAAAAGCATCTACTTCCGGAACTGCAAAGTTTGATTACAATTTTGATATCCTGGTAAATTCATCCAATCCGGGCGCAATAGATCCTTCAATACAAATGAATTTTGTCATCCGCGGGATCAATCAAAGCAATGCCACTTCATTTGAATATGTGATGCATACAAGGACTGGCAGCGCCATGCTTGGTGCTTTTACTGTAAGCGGTACCACAAACCTAACCGTTACAAAAAATGACGAGTTATATCTTTATGTGTACGTAACGCCGCTATTAAATAACAATTCCGGTATTACGGTTGAGTACACTAGTGAGACAGCTTATTTTAAGATGGCTTTCGTTTACCTGCATCCGCCTACAACAGCTGATTGCCTGTATCCTTACCGCCTTGGCACGTTATTAATTGAGAAAATGACAGAAGGAAAATATGGGTTCAAATCAGATTTCTTTTTAAACTTCAAGAATACCGGTATCACATGCGGTGATGCTTTGCGGGGACAAAAATCAGCTTCTGCAGACGTTGTACTGGATAAGTCCGTTATAAAAACCAGTTTTTCAGACTTTATGAAATTTGGCCGTGCCAGGTACATGCTTGGCCATGGTATAGAAGGTGATAATATTGTGGTTGAACCATTTACTTATTTTCTCCGACCAGATCTTACTGTAATGAATCTTGGAGAGATCAATGGCCTGGAAGTTTCCATTGCTGAAGAATTTTGTGGCAATACCATTAAGGCCGGGTATAAAGAGCAGGAGTATAAGGATGTGAATGGTAAGTATGAAGTAAACCAGGGGCAGATCTGGTCCGCTCCCATTACCAAAATAATAAACGAGATTGATATCACCTGTCCATACCGGGCAGATCCGATCGGGATAGAACTACTCCGGATAAATTTTGGTACCAAAAGAACTTCTGATACTGCAGCTGATAATGAAACATTTATTTTAGATCTGGAAACTACTCCGGATAGTGTAATAATACCCGGAACGGATGTGTATCATTTAAACCGTCCGGCTTACTCATCTGTTTCAGGCCTGTTGAATTCTACTAATGCATACAATATAGAACTGAGCCCAAAACGTGGCCTGCTGGCCAATGGTCCATTTTTACATAGTATTATGGATTTCGAGGATAGTCTTTTTATTAAACAAACCAAGGTTGATAAAAACGGAGAACTGAGCACTACTCTTTCCGGTGTAACAATCGCAGAAAAAGCAAATATCCAGGTAGGATCACTGGACACTAAACTGTTCAGGCCATATTTTTTTCAATTCAAAACAGAGGTGCCATTTGATTACCTGACCATTATGGCAGCAAATCCTTACGGCCTGATCTATTTCACTTACAATGGCATAGAATACTCTGGTTATATGTGGGATGGAGGAATCAAGCCCGGTAACAACGATGTACAGGAGTGGAAATTACTCTGTGGTCCTGATGTAGATCTTAAAAAACTTATAGATAATGGCTAATTATTCAAAAATATCACTTCATTGCCCGTTCAAGTTTGTGCCGGCCACTGCTTCACCGGGCATTCACTTTGATGATGCATGGGCCTGTGAGCAAATAAAGCCATGGGAAAAATTAGCTTATTACAAACAGAAGTGGCAAACAGCTGATACTACCAAGATCCAGTGCATTAGTACAGTGGCGCCGGATGATCTGAAAGTGTATGACGTAAATCAGTCTATTGTTAAATCAATCGCCTGGGCAGCAGTTCTTAGTGCCACAAATTACGCAGTTTATGAATTGACTTATGATATCAGTAACCTCCCCGATGGTTATTATTGGAATTACCAGAAGTTTGAACTGTTAACATATTCAGCTGCTTTCATTTCAGAGTGCATACACTTAAAAGCCGCTCATAAAAATACCGTGCTGATCACTTATGGCCATAGTTTTAATGATTACGACACCATTTTCGCTACCGGCATACAAATGAGTTTCAGGGTTGAGGCAGCAATAATGGATATGGAACCAAAAGCTGAGCGTACAAGCTATGCCAACCAGGTTAGGGATATCGCAACATTATACGGGGTGCCATACAGGGTTTTCAAATTTAATATCGGTGAAGCTGCAGGTGTGGCGCCATGGGTGATCGATCTTATAAACAGGATCTTTGTTTGCAGTTACATAAGCATTGAGGCAAGAACCTACCAGGCAGATGAAGGTGGAAAAATGGAGATCAACCGGGTTAAAGGATATCCGTTAGTGGGTGGATCAATTGAGATCGTAGAAGCCAAAAACCTTTACAGCATTCAAAAAAATGATCTCACAGTTTTGGCACCAGGTATTATTACAGCATACAATATTGAAACAGATTTTTTTGGTGCAGCAACGCCTGTACAGATAACAGAAACAGAACAATTATAAAAATCAATTACCATGGTATTAAAATACTACGTCTTTTTAAACCTGCCTACATTCACAGAGGATGTGGTGGCCAAGGTTTATGAAGCACAGGCTCCAAGCGCTGAAGTATACAGTCAAACTATCGCACAGGATATGGGCGGCGGTTTCACTAACCGTACTGAACTGGTAACAGTCAACGGCCTGGATAAAGTTGTACACATTGTAAGACTGTACAGTGCTGTTTCTTCTGCCCTGCTCCATCAGTTTAATGTAGAACCAAAAACCGACATTGTTACGGTTTTCATGCCTATTATTTTCCGCATTGGAGATGGCGGCGCAAATACACCAGCGGCCAATGCTTCTGTTTACAGTAATTCTGCCCTCGATAATTTGACAGGCGCTGATTACGTTGTTCGCCGTAATGGTGTAGGAACCTTAATTGAGGGTTATCACTACAGCAATAATGGAGGATCTTCAGGAGGTTTCACCCTGGCGGCTCTTGATACCTTTGCAGACAATGAAATATTTGAGATCAACCAGCTCCCAAAAGTTGTTACAACGGTAGTAAATGACAGTGTAGTAGGCAAACATTATGGTGATTTTCTTACTGTTTCCAGCAATACAAATTACGATGCCAGCCATCTGCGTAAATTCATCCGCCTGCAAGGAGATGGGGTTATATATACATTTCCGCTGGCTACATCTGTTCCAATTGGCTACATCCATCATTTTAACAGTGTAGGAGCATACTCTGCAGTAACAGATAAATGTTCCGTTGAATTTTTAAACGGTCCATTACTTTGGGGCAATACTACCAAAACGATCATAGAGCTTCCGATTTACACACAGGCCGGTTTTACATGGGACGGCACCAATTGGAATGTGGAGTATCTCGTTGATGCTAGGTATTATGAGAATATCATACCGGCGCCGGCAGCTGGTGATATTTTAGGGGTAGGCAGTTTTAATATTGGCGATCTTCCTCCGAGTTACCCGTATGCAGTAACTCATAATAAAAATATCACCGGAGACTACATGGTGCTTGCCAGTATAAAAAGCAATAACAGCAATCATGACCGGGATAATACCATTACCTGGGCCTGGTGGCATCATGATACTGACAAGCCCAATAAATTCAACATAACCCTGCAGGAGATCTATTCAGAAACGCAAAACATTGAGTTTACATATATGCTTGTAAAAACCTAACCGTAAAAATGGCTAGGCTACTGAATAAATAAATTATGACTTAAATTAATAAATTATTACTTTTAAAAAATGAAAAAGCTTTCAATCCTACTTATCCTCATCAGCTTTTACTCCATTGGTAAAAGCCAGGTCTTGCAGGAGCAGGGCATTGCAGGAGTTCAATATAAAGTTATAAAGGGAGACAGCGCTGTGATAATTCCCCGTGGCGACACGATTTGCAGAAGCGTGAATAAGCCTTGTCTTGGTTCTATTGTTTTACGCAATACCGGTGGCGACAGTACTGTATATATTCACAATGGTACCAGGTGGCAGAAATTGGGAAGCTCCGGCTCCACCGATACTACTTCATTATCAAACAGGATTAACCAGCGTTGGACTCTTACCGGTAATACAGGAACAGACAGTGCAACTAATCGTATTGGTACAACAGATGCAAAACCTTTGAATATAGCTACAAACGGAGTAGTAAGAGGGATTGTAAGCAGTACTGGTAATGTAGGTATAGGTACTACAACTCCAACTGAAAAATTGGATGTAGATGGAAGTATAAAGGCTCATACAGGCATTAAATTAGAGGGGTTATCAGGCATTACAGCCGAACTATCACAGCCATCAGGAGGCAAGTTATCTTTGTACGATAATGTAGGAGTTGAAACAATAACGATTGAGGGAACTTCAGGAACGATTGAGGCGGCGGCGGCGGTAACATTTTCAGGATTAGCCACATCCGATACTGCAACGGCAAAGCCTGTAGGGATAACAAGTAGCGGTGCATTGAAGAAATTATCTTATTGGCCAAGCGGCGGCGGTATTCCTTCTTTAACAACAGGACAGGTAGGATATGGAGTAGCAGGATTATTAGGAAGTAGTGGGAGATTAACATTTTCCCCATCAACAGGATTAACCATTGATAGTGCTATTTATCTCTCTAACTCAACATCAGGAGTAGGAGGGAATATTTATAAGAACGGTTCTTTATGGTTGCATAATAGGGGTGATGCTAATAGTATATTTTTTGGTATTGGTTCAGGAACTTCAAATGCAGGAGTGTATAATTACGGGTTAGGATATGGTGCTTTAAATGCAAACACAACAGGTGCATTTAATATAGCCATTGGGGTAGAAGCAATGAACATAGGTACTAACCATTCACAAAGTATTGCTATTGGTAATGAAGCGATGAAGCATAGCACTAATACAGGAACAAATACGAATGCCATTGCAATAGGTTCAAGTGCTTTGGATAGTTTAAATACTGGATTTTCTTCTATTGGTATTGGCAAATTAAATAACGTACATTTCCTTTCAGGTACAGGATTAGTTAGTGTTGGGGCTTCGCAGAATTGGAGAAGCGGAGATTTTAATACTTTATTTGGAAGTGATTTAGCAGCCGCAACAGCACTTGGAGCAACAGGTTCTTATAATACTTTGGGTGGTGGTTTTTCAAATTTTAACCGAAAGTCAGGGAATTACAATACAGCATGGGGTAATCATACTTTAGCAGCAGATACTATTGGTGATAACAATACAGCCGTTGGTTCTTATGCAGGAACAAACAATAATGGTTCTTATAATGGGTTCTTTGGTAATCATGCAGGCGCTTATCAAACATCAGCCACAGGAAAAATTATATTAAGCACCATTGATTATGGTAATCTTACAAACGAAAATCTTTATTCACCTTTAATTATTCAACAATCATTTGGAGGAACAGGACAAACAACTACTTTAAATACAGACTTAACTATAACGCAATTACCGACAGGGATACCTTCTGGAGCAAAAAGAATATTGGTAGATGCAAATGGTAAGTTTTATAAGACAGATACAATATCAGGAGGCGGCACAGTAGACACAGCTAACAAATGGGTTAATACAATTACAAGAACTTTAGGCAAAGACAGTATTATATTTTATGTTGGCACAACTCGTTATGCAATAAAAGATAGTGTTGGTACTGGCGGCGGCGGCGGTTCGTGGTCTACATCGGCTGATAATTATACAACTGGCAGATTATCGGTTGGAACAAGTTCTATTTATACAGGTGCTACCTTGTCAATAAAGGGAGTAGATAATGCCGCTTTGAATGGATTGTTATTTAAGCCTAACAACGAAAGTATATCTACTCAAATGGGATGGGGCGGTATAAGTTCGGGATGGGTGTACGATATACTCGGAGCTGGTCCCACTTCATTTGGTACGTCTGGAGGTTACAGTACAAGTTTTTTGACAAATAACACCGTAAGATTAACGATAGATAATAGCGGAAATGTAGGCATAGGCACTACTTCTCCAACAACCTTATTGGATATTAATAACGACAAGTTTAGGGTAAGGACAGCAAAAACGCCATCAAGTGCAAGTGGTACAGGTAATGTAGGAGATATATGTTGGGATGCTTCATATATCTATATCTGTACAGCAACTAACACTTGGAAAAGGGTTGCAATAGCGACTTGGTAAAAATTAAAACAATAGGAGGCGATAAAGTTAAAAAACAAAATAATGACACCAGAACAAACTAAAAGATTTGATGACATGGAAAATAACATTGAAATTATCAATGGTAAGCTCGATGAAGTGCTTGCCGCAATCAAAGGCGATGGATTAGGGAACAAAGGTT